GATTGACTGCATCCGTAACGGAGGCGACCTGCTGATTGATAAGTCCCGCGAAATGGGGGCTACCTGGATTATTCTGGGAAGCTTCCTGGCCGAATGGCTGTGGATGCCGGACTCGACGTTCCTGATTACCAGCCGAAAAGAAGAATACGTCTGGAAGCGCGGCAACCCGGACACCCTGTACTGGAAGCTGGAGTATATGCTTCGCCACCTTCCGCTGTGGGCCACACCGCGCACGGATGTCTCCGAACGCCACCTGCTGAACATTGAAAACAATTCGGTTATCGACGGCGAATCCACCAACGCAGACGTCGGCGCCGGTGGCAGACGACAGGCTATTATGTGCGACGAGTTCGCCCGTGTCAAGCCTTCCGAAGCCCAGATGATTCAAGAAACAATTTCCGATACGACACCGTGCCGTATCTTCAATTCCACACCCGTCAGTCGCGGACATCCGTTCGGACAGCTTCGATTCAGCGGTAAAATTGAGATTGTGACACTTCCCTGGTGGGAGCATCCGTGGAAAATCAAGGGACATTACGAGTCTCCCAACCTCAACCAGATTGTTATCCGTGACATCGAGTACTACCGAAGAAAGTATCCGTCCATCTTCGACGACGTCCAGAAGGACGTTCCGTTCTTCTACAGCGACTTCGAAAAGTCCCTGCTGACTAAGCGCGCTCGGCTGGAAGACTTCTATGAACTGAAGTTTATTGCCGACGGAAATGACCCGGCCAACCAGACCTATTACTCGCCGACCGGAAGACGAAGTCCCTGGTATGACCAGCAGTGCGAACGACGTACCCCGCGCGACAAGGCCGTCAACATCGACATCAACTATATCGGCGCCGGTGACGTGGTCTTTAATCCGATTACGCTGACCCGAATGATTGATAAGTACGGCTCCGAACCATGCCACCGGGGAGAAGTCATCTACCGCGTCGTCGAAAATATCATTGTCAATGCCGCCTGGATGCCCAACTCAGGCCGACGACGGCTCCTGCTGTGGGAACCCCTACGGGGTTCCCGTCCGGACCAGACGCACAACTACATCATTGGCTGTGACATTGCTATGGGAAGCGGCCAATCCAACTCTGTGGCCAGCATCTTCGACGTCAACCTGGGCAAAAAAGTTGGCCGATGGCTCTGCCCGTTCACCCAGCCCACTCACTTCGCCGAGCAGGTGGTAGCCCTCTGCAAGTGGTACGGAGGCGCTACCGGCTTACCCTACCTCATCTACGAAAACAACGGGCCTGGAACCATCTTCGGCAGGAGGGTCCTTGAACTGGGATATGATTTCGTGTACCGTGACCGTACTGAAAAGAAGGTCAGCCGAAAGCGCGGCGACACAGTAGGATGGCATAGCAGTACCGACAGTAAACTGAACTTGATGGTGGCCTACGACGCGGCCATGCACGCGACCTTCCAGGAAGACATGGAGTCCAAGAGCTTTATTAACCCGGACATCCAGTCATTGAGGGAAGCGGAAGACTACGTCTTCTACGAAACAGGAAGCGGGCTGGGGCCCAGCGGAGATTCCGACGAGGTTGGAGGCGCCAAAGCGGGACACGGTGACATGGTCATTGCCGACGCACTCTGTCAACTGGCACGTTACGAACAGCCTCGCGCCCAGCTCGACCAGGCGCAGTTCGGACACACCGGGACAATTCTGTACCGGAGACGAATGGCTCAAGAGCAAAATGAAAGGCAGGAAGACCTGTGGCTAATAAACTAAATCTCCTCAAGAAGAAGGATGTCAGGACGCCGTTTCCCGTTCGCCTGCAACGTGCCGTCAACGAATGGAGACGCTGGACAAAGCCCATGCGGGACGTTCGGCTCAGGCTCCTGAAGCAGTATGCCTCCGGCTGGTACGACGCCAATTTCAGCGAATCCTATCTGCGCAGTGTCAGCGAGAAACAGCCGCTGAATCTCATCGACCGTGGCGTCAACATCCTGGCTCCGTACCTGATTAGCCACAACCCGCGCGTCCTGGTGGACCCCAAGCGCGGACTTCAGGCGTCAGCCTCATTTGCCAGAACCCTGGAACTGGCCATGGAGCACCTGTTGGATGAAATCGAGTATGCCAAGAATACCCTGCGCCCCGTCGTTGTCAACAGTCTGTTCTGCATGGGCATTACCAAGACAGGGATTATGGCTGACCACCAGGTCGAAGTCATGGGCTACCTGCATGACGTCGGCCAACCCTACTGCGACAATGTGGACTTCGAAGATTACATTGCCGACTGGCGTGCCCGCAACCGGCAGGAAAATGCCATGGAAGGAAACTGGTATCTGCTTCCGGAAGAGTATGTTCGAACCAGCGGACTCTATAAAAACACCGATGGGCTGAACGCCGAACAGTCCGAATCCGTCAGAGACGGCGCCCCATCCAAAATCAGCAAGGACCGGCGCGGACTGAACTGCAACGCTATGCAGGACGTCAAGCCGATGCTGTGGATGATTGACCTCTGGCTTCCTGATGAGAACATCATTGTGACCATCCCGCCCGAAGGACAGGGAAATAAAATACTGCGAACCGTTGAATGGGACGGACCCGAAAAGGGACCCTTCGACGTTCTGGCCTACAAGTATTTTCCGGATACCACCATTCCCATTCCGCCTATCTATAGCTGGATTGGGCTGAATAATATGATTAACCGCCTGGTCGATAAGATGAAGGTCCAGGCTGAACGCGAAAAGAAACTGCTCCTTTATGAAGTCGGCGCCAACGACGACGCAGACCTCATTCGCAAAGCCGCCGACGGCGGAACAGTCGGCGTGCGAAATACCGATGGTATGAAGGAAGTGGAGCTGGGCGGCGTCAGCGAAACCAACTTCCCCTTCATCCAATATCTCGAACAGCAGTACTCCATCCAGGGCGGTAATCTCTATACCCTGGGAGGACGCGAAACACAAGCCTCGACGCTGGGCCAGGAGCAGATGCTTCAGGCCAATGCCAGCAAGCACCTCCAGGACATGATGCTCCAGGTCCACACTTTCGCGCGAAACAACCTTCGCAAACTGGCCTGGTATCTCTGGAGTGACCCGCTGATTCAGATTCCCGTCGTTAAAGAGCTGGGCGGGTTCAAATTGAAAGTGACCTATACACCAGAAGTTCGGGAAGGCGACTTCTTCGACTACGGGTTCGACATTGAACCGTACTCCATGAGCATGATGAGCCCGGATATGCGCTACCAGCGACTGATGCAGTTGATAGGCCAGGTCGTTCTGCCGACGGCCCAGATGGCCCAGATGCAGGGCGCCAACCTCAACGTCGTCGAACTGGTTAAAGAGGCCGCCCGCTTCCTGGATATTCGCAATCTGGACAACTGGTATGTCACGGGTATTCCGCAGTCCACGGCGCAGAATCCGCACTCACCCTCGCAGGGGTCCGTATCAGGCCAGTCCAGCGGCCAGTCCAGCGGCCAGTCCGACGGACGCTTTGGAAACTCCGAGTCCGACAACCTCAGTAATCTCAACCAGCATATGAACCGAACCGGCGGCCAGATGTCAAGTGCTCAGGCTGAAGGCTCTTCACCCATAAACAGGAGCGCGTAAGGATGGAAGAGTATGTTCCTGGCGGATTTGCCGACAAGAAGCTGTTAACCAAGAAAAAAAGTCCTGACGCCAAAGTGCTGATGACAGGAAAGAGGGCCAAGCATGTATCAAAGACCAACCGTATCACAAGTTCAGGAAATCGTACGAAACCATGACAAACGTGTCGGGATGCGAATGCTCTACGCCAAGTTCGACATCCCGGAAGAAAAACGACACCTGTACCGGCGTCTCTGGGATGAGTTCTACAAGATGATGCCGGACGCATATGGCAAGGAGCAAGAAGATGCCAGCGAAAACCGAGAAACAACGGAAGATGATGGCGATAGCCCTGCATCAACCGGGCAAGCTATACAAGAAGAACAAGAAGGTTCTGAAGATGAACAAGAGGCAACTGCGTGATTTTTCCAAAAAGGGAGATTAACCTATGGCCGCGCAATGCGAAGTCAAAATGGCCGTCAACGTCACCGGCCTGGGCAACGAACTGAACCTGGGCAACCGGTTCGTCACCACCAATACGCCCGAAGGCTGTCACTACGGCTATGGAACCATTGCCGCCGCCGACACCTATGAGGCCGTTGACCTGGGACAGGTGGCCGCCAGCCTGGTGGACGGTCTGTATATCAGGTCCATTGATGAAACTATTTACCTGGACCCCGCCTGTTCGCTGGCTGGAACCGAGAAAAAAATGCTCCGAATCGACGAATCCGAAGCGGCCTTCTTCAGGCCGGTCCTCAGCGACACGGCCCTGAGCGTTATGGTTGTATGTTCCACCGCTGGCGCCAGTTACGAGTACTTCGTCGTCGGCCAGACCAGTTAAGGAGGGCGGTATGCCTATTTACTGTTACAGGTGCGTGGATGGCCACAGGACCGAAGACTTTACGTCTATTCCGGAGCCGCGTGCCACTGTGGATTGCGAGGTCTGCGGCAAGCCCGCCAGCCGGAGCTATTCGGACGAATGTAAAAATACGGACCTGGTTAATAGAGAGCGCTGGTCAGAATCCATGGGAATCAATCCGGACCAAATTGCCGAAGCGATGCGGACATTTCCTGGCAGTGAGTACCATCCGGAGACCGGCGCTTTGAAAATTACCAGCCGAAAACACAAACTATATGAAGCAAAAAGACGAGGATACGTCGAATTGGATTGACATCCAGCAAATTTTAGGAGATTATGATGGCCAAAGATGAAAAGGAACAGACGTCCATAGCCTCACTCAATGAGGTCTACGACTCAATCTTAGGGAAGGGAACACCGCTTGATGGAGCTGGCGGCAAATCCGCAGGACGCGACACCGCTTACGACGACGAAGACTACAGCGATGATTCGGGAGAAGGAATCGACCCAAGAGAAGATGATTCCACAGAAGAAGAAGATGCTAAGGATAGCACTGAAGACCAGACCGAAGACGAACTTCTGGACGACGACAGCGACGACCAGGAGGAAGACTCCGGTGAAGAACCCATTGATGACCGGCTTGTAGAAGCTGGTCGCCGTGCCAACCTCAGCGACGAAGAGATTGTCGAGCTGGCAGAGACCAAGCCGAGTGTCCTGGAGGCCCTTGCAAAGGCCCAGGAATCAGCGGCTCGCATAAGCCAGCCGAATGGCGAAGAACGCCCTCCCGTCGAGCCGAAGAAAAAGGCTGGTGAAGGTAAGCTTAAAAAGCTGGAACTGGATTTGTCCGATGCGGACGAACTGGACTTCAGCCCCAAAGCGAAAGAAGTCATTGAACAGCTCGTTAAGCATGTCAATGAACTGACCGGAACCCTGGAATCGCACGACAAAAACTTCGAGGTGGTTCAGGAACAGACCCGCCGTGAAGGGTCGCGTCGTATTGACGCCTTCTTCGACGAAGCCGCTAAGGCTATGCCTCTGCTGGGCAACTCTCAAAAGTTGGACAGCAAGCACAAAGAGGCACGGCTGTTTGCCTGGCGCGTAGCCATGGGCACGCAACAGGCCTACGGCGGTAAGCTGTCGGATGAGGAAGCGTTGACGATTGGCGTCAATGCCCTCAAAGGACAACTGACCGAGACGCAGGTGAAGTCTAAGATTGTGTCGGATTTGAACAAAAATAAAAAACGGTTCATTGCCCGCCCGAAAGGACGGCGCCCAGTCCAGGGCGGACAAAGCAAGTCTGCCGAAGACAGGGCAATGGATGCGATTAACCGGATTATGGATGACCCCAAATACCGATAATGGATTCCGCCTGTCAACGGTAAAGAAGACAGGAGTTAATCGCAATGGCCGGAATTACCATTGAACAAGCCATTGATTTAGGGCAGGCTACGCTGGAGCAGTTCAAGCAGGATGACCTGCAAATGACGCTCAAGCACCAGACGTATGAAGTGCTCAATCAGTGGTTCGACAAAGATAAAGTCGTCCTCGACGGAGGCGACCGCGTAACCCGTCATATCTCTCTGCGCGACACAGGCAATGCTTCGCACGTCCGCATGTATGACGTCGATACGCCCAACGTGGCAAACGTCGATGAGACCATCAAGGTCGAGTGGACACACGCCAAAACCAGCATCTCGTACTCGCTGAAGGAACTGTCGATGAACGAGGGCAACCGTCAGCGGATTTACAATCTGCTCAAACAGCGCCATGACAACGCCTACCGCGAGTTTGCGGACCTGCTGGAAGAGGCGGCCTGGCGCACACCGACGTCATCCAGCGATGACCTCAACCCCTTCGGTATTCCCGGTTGGCTGGTTCAACCGGATACCGACCCGGCAGAGGGCGTAGGCGACTTTACGGGCTATCTCGGCGACTACTGGAGCGCGTCCGAGACATCCATGGCCACCGTTGGCGGAATCGCGTGCAGCGCATCCACCAATCCGCGCTGGGCGAACTACTACGAAGACCACGGCGGCAAGCTGGACTCCAGCCTGCTCAAGCGGCTTCGCCGGTCTTTCCGCAAGACCAAGTTCCAGACCCCCATGTTCGCCAAGCAGGCGATTGACCCGCAGTCCAATTTCTCCAAGTTCCGTCTCTATACCAACAGCGACGTGTTGGACGAACTGGAAGAAATCGCCGCCAAGAGCGACGACAAGCTGGGCTTCGACCTGGGCAAGTACGCCGGGGCCACCATCTTCAAGGGTGTCCCGTTCCAGTACGTCGATGTTCTGGATGACGCCAAGCAGTATGTATACGGTTCCGACCCGATTTTCGGGGTCAACCACAATCACTTCTACGCCATCTGCCTGTCCGGGGAATACTTCCGGGTCAACAAGCCGATGAGCGACGTCAATCAGCATGACGTCTTGACAGTCTACATCGACTTGACGTATGCTTACGTCAACGAAAATCGCAGAACGGGCGGCTTCCTTATCAGCAACTGGGAAACCGCATAACTGAACTTCTGGCTGGCCGGGTGCGGTCGATGACCGCTACCGGCCTTCAAGCGGCGCGAAAGGGAAAAACGTAACCTCCCCGCCCGCCGGAAAGGATGACCACAATGGTCGGAAATCAAACCGTACACGGAGGCGGGACAACTCCCGTCTTCA